TGACTCACCATAAACATTTGACTTCATTTCCGAAGGCGCCATCTTGTAAATCAGAATCTCGGTTTGAATGATGTCACCCATAAGTTCCCCGTTTAAGCTGTTAACGAGCCTCATGTCTCTAACCGAAAAATATCTGCCGAGTAATCCCATAGGTTATTACTTCTTTCCTTCATTCAATCCCGACCAACCATGACCCCGAACATGATGTTGTAATGCGATTCCCGCACTATCCACGATTTCCTTCCAAACATGTGCCGGCGGCACATCATCTTCTGGCATATTGGCAATCATTTTCAAGTAATCCAACACCGCATCTTTTTCCTCACCAAACTTAGGTGATTGATTCAAACCAACTTCGGTTACTGAACCGTCATTCTTGGCAAACCGTTCATTTTCGGTATCATCCCAATAACCGAACTTGTCGGCAATTTGGACGGCACACTGATAGGCCACCTTCTGAGCCGTGGACACGTCTTTGATGTAACCCAAACCAACAGCTTCCACTTGGTTATACGAAAGGGTTTTGGCTCCGGTTTCGTGAGCGTTGGCGAAAACCTTCTTCATTCCTGACGCCACGAGTTCTTCACCATTGACGGCTTCTTTGAGTAGTTGTTTGAGTTTAATCATCATATATGTTAGCCTATGTAAATCATCAACGGAACCCGTTTTAACGCTTCTTGAAGGTATTCCGCTTCACGAGCCCGGTCTTCCATTTGTTGTTTCTTACCAACTGCTTCCAACGTTTTTCGAATTTGCGTAATCAAATCCGTCTTTTCCTGCTGTGCTTCATTTCTTAGTTCTGCACCGTCCAATGTAACTTCGCCACCCGGTATAGGAATGGTTTGATACTTTTGACGAATCGCACCCAACAATTCTTTAGAAAGCGCCAAGAAGTATTTACGAATCCATTGACGCCCCACCGCGTTGATGGTGTTGTAGGGAATGTTATGGTAAGGGATGTTAGCATAATCGGAAACGTAGCTTCCGGTATAACCACTGCCCGATGGCGATGAAACGACTGACGCACTGTAACGGTCGTTGGTCAAGAAGTAATCAAAATACACCGGATAACCACCCGTTGTCGGAATTGGAAATATTTTCAGTTTGTTGTTGGTCAACTCGAATGAATAAGCTGATTTACGAACCATGTCGTTGAACTCAATGGCTTGACCACGGAGCAAATCTTCAAAGATTGGAGTCATCAAGAATTGAACGGCTGGAGAATAAGCTCCAAAGCCCATTTCATTCAAAACATTGGAATAGCTCATTCCCGTCATTGAAAACGGGTCGTAGATACGGGCAAAGGCTGGCGTTCTCTCGTGGAAAATCCTCATGACTTCCATTTTGTTGAAACTCTCGGATATGTCACCCCACAAAGCCTGCAAATCATAGGTTTGAACGCTGGCGCTCAGGGTGACATGACCACGTTTCCATGTAATGTTACCACCCACACCCACTTCTGTTCCGTATCCCTTGGCAAGTTGAACGATGATGTTCATTGGCGTTCCAACCACGGCTTGACCCGACAAGTTACCCAATTCTGATACTTTTTGACCCTGAAATACTTGAATGTAGTTGCGGATGTTCCACTGGTTGACTTGAGCACCATACTCGTTGACGGCTTCCTCAAAACAAGCGTAGAAGTTTCGGTCCACCAATTCAACATCAACAATCGGATATCCCAAACGATAAGCGGCCCATTTGGCCGAAGCTTGGGCTTCCGATTGAAAAGCTGCGTCAGCGTCGTAAAACCCGAACGGTGTGCTGCCGGAAACGGCTGAACCGCTGCCGGGCCATCGAACGCGGTCTTGGTCGATTAGTGTAGTTGCGTTGGTTTGTTCGCTCATAGGTCGTATCTCTTCAATAAATATAGAAACAACGGATGATTCTATCTCAAATCTCTCCTATTTATTACATATGATTAGACTCATGGATATCATCAATGAAGATTTGGATATACCGACGCCGGCCCAACATCAACCAGCATCCAATACAATCATCAATTCCGATTTCCTAAAGTTCGTGATGAATGTGGAAAACGCTGAGTTAAAAGGTCGTGACCCCAAAACTAAAATTTGGCATCCACACTCGTCTCCAGAAGGAGGGTCTGAAACGGTTGGATATGGACATAAGTTGAAAAACGGACCAAATGTTCAAAAACATACCAATCTTTCAGACAAAGACGTTGTAAAATTGTTAAGAGATGATTTAGTTGAAGCAAACAAAAAAGTTCATCAATATGTTGAAAAGGTTTATGGTGCTAAAATTTTGTTGAACCAAAAACAAGAAGAAATGTTGACTGAATTTGCTTTCAATTTGGGAGGTTTGGATAAATTTCCAAAATTTGTAGATGGCGTTTTAAGAAATGATATGAATATCATGAAAAAAGAATTCAAACGAAATTACAAAACTCCAGCAGGGGAACGAAAAACGCTTGACCGTAGAAATCAATTGTTCTACGACCGATTTTTGAAGTGACATTTTATAGGAAGTGTGTTACAATGGAAGGATTATGATTGACATCAAACAAAGAATAGTAGAAGGAATCAAGGAGAAATCTGCCGAAGACTTTATCCGTCAAACCATCAAAGGAACTGAATGGCAAGGCAAGGTATTTGTCGCGGGAGGTTATGTCCGTGATGAATTCCTTGGCAAAGACCCAAAAGACCTCGATTTGCTGGTAAACTCCCCTGATGGAGGCATTAAATTCGCTGAATGGATTACCAAAAAAATCGGCAAGTTCAAAGAAGGGTCAAATCCTGTCACCTTCCCAAGATTTGGAACGGCCAAGTTCAACCTTTATGGCATAACCCACAACGGCGTTGACCTGTCCGACATGGATATTGAAGCGGTCATGCCGCGTAAGGAGCAATATACAGCAGGCTCTCGCAAACCAGACGTATCCCAAGGAGAACTCAAAGATGACGTGGAACGCCGGGATTTCACAGTAAACAGCCTTTTGAAAGACCTTTCATCGGGTGAAATTCTTGACCTAACAGGCATGGGAAAAGCGGACATCCAAGCCGGTATCGTCAGAACTCCGTTGAGCCCCGACAAGATTTTCACCGACGACCCACTCCGTCAGTTGCGGGCCATTCGTTTTGCGGTCAAATACAATTGGAAGTTGCCGATGTTCATGTTAAAGGGGTTGAAACGGAACGCGGCTCAGCTCAAGAACATTTCCAATGAACGTATTCGTGACGAACTTGACAAGATGTTGATGACGGGTTCTCCCGCCAAGGCTATCAAACTGATGAAGGTTGTCGGTTTACTTCCTTACGTCATTCCTGAACTCGTGCCTGCAATCAAGATGGTTCAGAATCAACATCACAAGGATGACGTGTTCAACCATACCCTTGATGTTCTTGGCAAAACTCAACCCGTTTTGATTCAGCGTTTGATGGGGTTGTTTCACGACATCGGTAAGACGGTCACGAAATCCGTCACCCCAACCGGCGTGCATTTCTACGCTCACGAAATGGAAGGAGCAAAGATTGCCGAAGACGTAATGACTCGTTTGAAATACCCAACAGAACTAATTGATGCCGTCAAGTTGGGGGTGCGTAACCACATGCGTTTGAAATCCGCCAAGGATACCGGTGTTGAATTGTCCGACAAGGCGTTGCGTAAGTTCAAAATTGAAGTGGGCGACCAATTGGAAAACATTTTGAATGTGATGCACGCGGACAACCTTGCTCACTCGGCTGCATCTGCGATGCCAAATCAGATTGCCAACATTCGTAAGCGTCTGGAAACATTGAATATGAATGTGGCTCATGGAAAACCAAAACTGCCAATTACAGGAAATGATTTACAGGCCATCGGTATCAAGCCCGGCCCAATCTATTCTGAAATCATCAAGGCCGTGACCGAAGGTTGGTTTGAAAATCCGAATATCTCCAAGGAGCAGGCATTGGAGATTGCCAAACAGGTTGCCAAAGTATGATAAAACTTGCGTCATTATTGGAAATGAAACGGTTTGACCCCAAGAAGTATTACTATCTTGACCCGAAACCCAATAAGAGTGTAACGGATTTGGTAGATTCCATTTTGAAGGATATTTCCGACTTGATTCACGAATATGGTTTCCGTAACATCAAAATCAACTACGTGGTTCATAACACTAAAGCCTTGGCTAACTTCAACGGCATAATAGATTCTACGGTTGACCCAGTGTTTACCATGTCAACTCAAGTTTTGTATCGTTGGGCCAAGAAATACGGACACAACCTTGACCGTGAAGTTGAACGTGTTCTTGTGCATGAATTGAACCATGCCTACTTGGAAATGTGTGGGTTGGATTTGGACAGACAAAACAAAGATATTGTCCGAGTGGAAAAAATCGTTGAAGATGTAGCCCAAGAGTTTGTTGAAGACCGCAACATTGAAAAGGCAAAACAAAGCCTTGATGGTTTCGTGGAGGAATACAGTTTTCATACTGGCCACATAACCGAAGAAACAGAATGTCCACGTTGTAAAGGTTGGAGAATCGTTTATGTTCGTGCGGGCGTTCCAAACATCATTACCAAATGTCCGGTTTGTGCGGATACGCCAAAAGACATAAAAGTGTATCGTGGAGTATCCGAAGGCAACAAGAAGTATGACAATTTCTGGACTACTAAAAAGGAATGGGCACGCCAGTTTACCCAATCGGGGTTAGACAGGGAAATCAAACAACGCACGATTGATACCTCGGTCATTATGAAACGGGAGAATGCTCCGTTGCCACGAGCTTGTAGTGATAAGGATTTTGACCAAGCTATCAAGGATGCTGAGTTTGGTAAGTTTGATGCGTTTTGGGTTAATGAGGGTCAAGGCGAACCCCCATCTATTTATGTAATGAACCTTGCGGTGTTAAAATGATTAGGTTGCTGAGAATATTGCTTGAAGGACGAGTTGAGGATTTCAAAAAGAAATACTCCGCGTTGCCGCCTGATGTCCAAGCGGAAATCTTAAAGAACGACCCAAGCCCCAACAACAAATACTTGGATTGGATGGGAAGAGTTGCGTCAACCGAACCAAATTTGAAACTAGATACATTGATTGGCGACGTTGAAGAATTCAACAAATACCAAGTTATGTTGGGCGACATCAACCGATTCAAATCCCACAACGATTTGAAACAGGCGTTAATGTCTCGCACCAAAAGTAAAACACAAGTCACCAAAGAGGGTGCAGAAATTATCATTGACAATCCCGATTTTTTGATAGTCGTTCCCAAGACCCAAGATAGTTGTGGATACTATGGAAATAACACGCGTTGGTGTATTGTCAATCAAGAGTCCTACTGGAACAGTTACTTCTACGAAAACACCATCATCATTCTTTTGGATAGACGTTCGGGTGAAAAGTATGCTATCGTT